ATAGCAAAATACGGAGAATCGGCGTAAGCGTACACACCACACTTGGTGATGTCACGGTCACTCCGAGTCTCCAGATCAATTTCTATGGTTTTCATGGTAACACTTCCTTAAACCCACCCGGACGGTATCCCGTCAGTCGCCCTCCCGACATTGCGTTGTTATTTTTTACGGTTCTTGAAGGTGTCGATCAGAATAGTGACCGAGATGGTTGTCCAGCAAAGCATCGTAATACTGCCGCATACACATACAATCATTGATAATACTGTACTCATACCGTCACCTCAAGAAAGGAAATCGTCGTCGTCATCGTCCATGTCTGCGAAATCATCCTCAGCACGGGACTTTCCGCCGAGAGGCTCACCGTCGCGGAGCTTCTGGAGGTTGTTCAAACCGCAGGCGATTCCCTTGTTTCCGTTGGTGTTGAAGGCATAGAAGTTGATGGAAGCTCTGCCGTAGATGCCGGAGTAAAGCTCGCTGGTATCGAGAATCGGCTGGCAGGAAGCATCCACGACACCGGGCTTGGTAGCGCTGTTGGCGTTGATGAAGTAGCAGCCTGCGTATGCCTCATCATCGGGGCGTTCCTCGTCCCCGTCACGCAGCGGAGTTTTGATTGCCTTCAGGGGCGGCACGTTTTTGCCATTGCCCTTGAGCTTGCCCTGCCCCTCGTCGTAGGCAGCCTTGATCGCCGCCTTGATCTTCTCGACGGTCACGGTATCGGACTTCGGAATGATGAGGCTCACGCTGTACTTCGGTGTGCCGCCGTTGATCGCTTTCGGCTCATTCACGATGAGGTAGCTGAAGCGGGTGTTCTTGCCAGTAACGACCTTTGTGGGATTGATAATCTTTGCCATGTTAATCTTCCTCCTGAAAATCATTGATTGTCCATGCCGGGCGTTTGTCCGACTCTGGTACGAGTGTGGGTTTGCCCTGCGGCTTTTCGATCAGGGAGCCGAGCAGGGTGTTGAACTTCTTGGTGCCGAGCAGCTTGGTCATGGCGGTCACGCCCATGAGCTTTTTCTCAAAGGGATCGTAGCCCGCATCGGTGACAGCCGCTGCAACAGCATCGGGATTTGTGTATCTGCGGTTGCTGCGTCCTTCCACGACCTTGAAGCCGGGGTACTGCTTGCCGCTGATAGCCTGTTCGAGCGCATAAGCTTTGACATCGTTCACCCAGCCGATGAAGGTGTCAGCGCGATCGAGGATCATGCTGATCTCATCATCGGCAAGGGTGTCCGGAACCGCAAAATCGTACTGCGCCATCTGGAGATTGTATTCCGCCCGTTTCCGGCAGGTCGCCTTGATCCTGCAGAACTGACAGTGCTTTCCCGCACTATAATCGCCCTCGCCCTTTGCCGCAAGTGTCGCAGCGGGAATAAGGACTTCCTCCGCCCAGCCGAGCAGTTCCTCCTTCGTGACCTCCGCAATGCTGACGTTATCCCGGCGGGGCTGGAAGATGATCATGCGGACGGTCTGGATGTCATACAGGCTCTCAAAGAGATTCAAAGCGCCCAGCGCATACATCCGCATCTGGCTGTTGCTCTCGGCATCGACAAGAACTCCGAGACCGTATTTGAAGTCAATGACGGTCATTGTGCCGTCAGCGACAATGATACAGTCAGCAGTGCCGAAGCTCTCAGCAACCCAGCGTGTGAAGTCGAGGCGCTGCTCGACCAGTACCTGCGGATCGGGGCAGGACTGCTTGGCTTCCTGAACCTGCTCCATGACGAATTCGCAGTAAGCGTCAGTGCATTCTGCCATTTCCTCGTCGAAGTACTCCAGATCATCAGTGGGATCGCGTACCTTGAAGCCGAGTGCTTTCTTGACCTTGTACTCGCAGAGAGCGTGTGCGTCAGTTCCTTGCTGCGCGTAAGTGCTGCCGGTATCACCGCCCGCATTCTCCTTTGCGGAGGGCGGACAGTTGATCCAGCGCTCACTGCTTGACGGTGACAGAATCGCGTGTGTTCCGGGCATCACAATCCCTCCGCTTCTGCCAGCACAGCGGCGTAGTCGTTCTCAGCAAGGTCGCTGAGCTTCTCTGCGCCGTACTTGGCAATCAGTTCTTTGACCTCCTGCGTGTGTCCCGCACGGCTGATCTCCGACAGGCGGCTGCGAAGCTGAACGAAGGTTACAGTCTCTGTTTTCTCTTCAGGTGCAGGCTGTTCCTTCGGTGCTTCCACTGCCTGCGGCTCGTCCTTATCGGGATCGTAGATTTCCTCGAACGTGTCAAGATAGGCGTTAGTTGTCTGCGACGAGAATTTCTGTAATGCAGCAGTAAGTGCATTCAGGGCGTTTACCAGTTCCATCATCGGATCCATTATGCTTGTCCTCCTTTGCCAGATTTTTTGCGAGTCGCTTTGACACCACAGAGATTGCCATCAGGGTGTCGATCAGTTCTTGGGTTTTCCTGTTCATGTGTCGTTCACCTCCCTTCACAACCCACTACAGGATCAAGGGCGTTTTGGACGAAACTTTTTCAGAAAAATTTTCCGAACTCGGATTCAAGCAGTTTTCGCACCTTTTCAAGATGTGAACGATAGGTGCTACGCTTCAGATTGAGCTGTTCCAGACACTTCCGCTCGGACATATCTTCATCAAGGCACATCTGACCGACAGTGATGGCTTCGGGCATCAGTTCTTTCAGACGTTCGAGAAGCTGACGCATCAGAATCTGGTCGGTTGCGATTTCTTCGGTATCAGATGTATCTGCGAAGGTGTCGCCGTGCATTTCCGTCTCATAATCGAGGGAAAGGTTGTCCCCAGCAGCACGATACTCGCAGACGTCGCAGTCCCCATCACATTTCCAAAGGTACTGCTTCGGGCAGCAGCACTGCCCATGATACTGGCGGCGGCTGCGGATACGGTTTGTTTCCGGTGTGATATTTGCATAGACTTCCTCGGAAACAGGAATCAGGGTAAATTTGTGCGGATCATTGGCATCACGCATTGGCAGGTAAAACTGTTTTGACATAAAAATTCCTCCATTTGACTTGCGAATGGAGGAATCTCTACCTGCAAATGGGCATGACAAATCAGACCGCATTCCAGATGGATTACTCCATTCAGGATTGCAGCCGTCAGCTCAAATGACAGCCGGTGTATTCATTTGTGCCGCCGCAGACCGTTGAGCAGCCGTTGATCAAGCGACTCAGTATGCAGCAGCAGATAGTTTAACGTCTTGTCCGGGACAGGTGTTCTTATATAACCACTGGAGATAACCAGCGGCGTTGGACGAAAGGTCTTCTATAAAGGGGCAGAAAAGCGGGTTCATACAACGGGAAACCGTTGATTATTGAAAAATGTTCACGGAAAGTTTACATCCGCCCTCCAGAGATACAGTCTAAGAAAGGTGTCGGATCATTAACCCCCGGATAATATTTTTCATAAAGCCCTCCATAAATAGCTCCGATAAGCCCGAAAGTTGCACGTTTGTGTGCAACGTTTTTAATATTACAAAATAAAATCTCTGTTTCGAAGATAGAGAACGGATGTTTCTGGACGGTTTTGTCGAAACTGCCTCCACATACAATAGGACACTTCCGGTGGTTTTGAGTACCGCTCAGTCCAAATCGTTCAGCTTGCTGATGAGGTCGTCCATCATTTCTTCCTGCTCCAAGTTACCGATTCTCTGAAAATCGTCGTAGCGGTCGACAACGGAAGCGGCGATTTCCGGGGAGTGGTAGGTGCTAACAGCAGCGAGCAGGTCAGCCGCCATTTTTACTCCAAGTGTGTTCCCTTTGATTGCCATTATTAGCGCTCCTTTGTTGTGAAAATATACACTTTTGCCCTTGAAACATTGAATGAACTGTGCTATAATTAGAGGTAGAATGTTCCAAATGGCTCTGATTCTATTAAGGAGTCGAATCAGTCGCAAGTCAAGATGGTTTTCAGTCGAATTAGTCGCAAATCAGGAAAGGCATGGATGATATGGATTATTTCAGATTATGTGGAGGTACGCTTTTTACGCTTATCGTTGACGCGGCATTGCAAAAGCCGACTAACGGCGAACTGTTTACTGGCGCAGAAAACTTGATAACTGATGAAAACTTGCTTACCAGTCTTCTGCGTATAGCAATCCCAAGCCTTCCAGAATTATCGTCCGATGATGCCTTACGCTTCAAGCAGTGCAAAGGCAAAACGAGCCGAAATCTAAGAACGGCAAAAGGGGAAATTGGCAAGGCGCTGACCGATAGGATGAATTCAGAC